TCCTGCTCGGTGGCCTCCTCCTCGGCAGGGGTCGGCGGCTCGGTCACCACGGGCAGCGGGTCACTCGGCGTCCCCGGCTGGTTCGGCTCGACCTTGGTGGGGTCCGCCGCCGTCTCGTCCGAGGCCTTGATCTTGGGCTGGGTCACTGGAGCCTCCTTGGCTCGGTTGATGATCTGACTGCGGACCTCGGCCGGGGAAGGTGCATCTGCCCGACCTGCGTGGTTGAAGATTGAGAGGTCCCACTTGTTGGTGGCGGCGACTGCCTCGGCGGGTGCGGTGGAACTGGCCACCTCGTCGGCGAGACCGGCGTCGACAGCCTCAGAGGCTGTGTACCAGACCTCCTCGCGCATCAGTGCACGCCACTCCTCCGTGGTGCCGCCTGCACGATCCGCGTAGAGCTCGGCGATGTTGTTGCTGATCTTGCTGAGCACGTTCGCCGTGTCGAGCATGTCCTTCTCGTTGCCGACACAGAACGCGAGTCCGTCGTGAATCATCATTGTCGAGCCCTTGCTCATGATGATCTTGTCGCCCGCCTGCGCGATGAACGATGCAGCCGAAGCCGCCAGCGCGTCCACGTAGACAGTGACCTCAGCGTCGTGGTTCTTGAGGGCGTTGTAGATCGCCACTCCGTCGAACACCTCGCCGCCGGGGGAGTTGATGTGCAGCTCGATCTTGGGAGTCTCGATCTCCTTGAGCTGCGAGATGAAGTCCTTGGCCGTGACTCCCCACCAGCCGCCGATCTCGTCCATGATCTCGACGACGGTGGTGTCCGAGCTCGCCTTGTTGTCGACCTTGAACCAAGGGCGCGGAGCGTCGGGAGCCTGGCGATTGAAGACGTGAGAGCTTCGACGCACGCCAGCCTCCTGGTTCAGGTACTTTCCCGTGGGAAAGGTGGTTCGTTTCATTGCCTTGGTCACCTTAGACGCTAGGGCGCACGGGGCGCAAGCATGGACGGGGTAGGTGCTTCCGATCCGCTCGGTCGCGGATCAGTGTCCTCTTCGAGGACGGCTTGGTGTGGCTCCACAAAACGAACCGTGTGCCACCTGAGACACTCGCGACAGTGAAGGGAGAGCTTTCCGCCACGCGCAACTACCTCACCGAATATGCGCCTCTGCTTGAAGATCCGCACATGGACGTAAAGCTCACCGCTCTCGTCCAAGCCATAAGTGGCAAGGAGAGGACTGCGACTGCAGAAGCAGCGCAGCTCGTTCTTGGTCCTCTCTCTGGCGACGGTCATGTCAATCCTGCAGGCGTCCGGAGATGACTCGCGCCAGCCAGAGGATGGCCCGGTACGCCTTGACCATTGCCTGATCGACGTTCCTGCGGTAGGCGAACCCGTCGGCAAACGCCTGTGCAAAGACCTCGTCTCGCGCTGCCAGCTGATCGAGCTGACCCTTGATTGCGTTGATCTGGGCCTGGCTGTAGGAGGCGGCTGGAGTGAAGGCGGCGATCTGAGTGCGCTGGGTTGTCGCCCCTGCCTTGATCGTCTCTGCCTGAGTCTGAAGACCCTCTGCTGTGGCGATGTCATCTTGCGCCTGGTCAATCGTCTCCTGAATGTCGACGACACCAGTCATGAGCTGATCGAGGAGGGCAGCGCGCTGCTGGGTGGCCGTCTCGAGCGCCAGTCGCTGCTGGGCCACGGTGACCTCATTCTCGGTGAAGGGTCGGCTGTTCACCACCGCGCCCTGCTGGTCGTACTCGTAGGCGGTCCACGGGTCAGTGCTGTAATCCCAGACCGTCTTGATCGCACCCTCGGGGTAATACTCCCGGACGACATGCTCTGTGATGAGATTCACTTGACCGCCTCCTTGACTTCGTGGTCGAGCACTCGACCGAACATGCCCATGAAGTCGTCTGTCCCACCGAACTCGTCCGCCCCGAGGCTGACGATGTCGGCGAGCCAGTTGTCCATGCGCTGGAACACCTGAGCGCTGGCATCCTCGCCAGCAGCCTTCTCCATACGGCGCTTGAAGCCCATGTTGATGCGGAAGTCGGGCCCAAATGTCCCATTCTTCAGTGCGTTCTCGACCTGCGGACGCACGCGGTTGGCAATCTCTGCAACTACCGCCGACACGTCGCCGGGGACCGTCCGAAGAGCGTTGGATTTGGCCGGTCCTGTGGCCCCATTGGTCGATGCTCCCTCGGTGTCTGACCCACCAGCGTCGTCGTCGGGGTCGCCAGGTGCCTGGTCGGGGGCCAGCGTCTCCTTGATCTCGGTGAGAGTCATGCCTGACATGCGACCGAGCTCTTCGAGGTCGACCTTGACCTTGTTCTGACCGATGAGAGCCATGATCAGCTCCTTGATCATCTCCGGAGAGTTTGCGCCGTTCTTGCGGAACTTGATTTCCGCTCGCGGCGCGTTCTTGCCGAAGTTGTAATCGACCATCTTGTTGATGACGTACTTGTCGAGGTACATCTTGCGGTCGTCATTCATGGCGTTCAGCATGACCTGATAGATCCGCTCGTGGCCCTGGCCCAGGTTGTACGAGCCGACGTCGGCGGTACGCAGGAGAAGGATCGGAGTGAAGAGGCCGATCGAGATCTCTTCATCCAGTCGGGTCATGTAGCGCTCGAAGTCAGCGCCGCGCATCTGCGACTCGAGGTACTCGAGGTCGTACTCGAACATCGGTCGCCCGTTGGCGTCCTGCGTCTTGTCGTTCGGCAGCACGACGACGCCACGCGACCGGAGGCGCTGCAGCATGAGGAGCATATACTCGTTGCCGTGCATCTGAGTACCATCGACCTCGATGAGGTCCTCGTATGGCGCACGACCGACAGGGGTAGGCTCGCCGAAGCGCTCGTAGTACCTGTTCGCGTAGAGGTGGAGGAGGATGCTGAAGAACCAGCTCTGAAAGGCTGGTCGAAGAAGCTTGCGCCCGTAGTGATCGCCGTTCTCCATTAGGAGGGGATACCACAGGGAGTTCTCGACAGGGATCGGCCAGGGCTGACCGAACTGCTTGATGCCGTCGTAGACGTTGAACTTGGGAGGGGTTCGACCGGGAGGTGCCCAGCCCTCGACCTTCCTCCAGTTGACAACGCACTCCTCGGGGATGAGATCCTTCACCTTATCGAGGCGGACCTTCCGGTCGGGGATGTCGTTCTCCCACTCGAGGGCAGCCGGCGAGTAGCCAGCCCAGTTTGCGGTCGAGAAGGACCGGTTGAGCATGGTCCAGTTCTTCCGCATCTCCTCGTCGACGTGGTCACGGATCTTCTTGTCGTCGCACGAGATGTGCCAATCCGACTGGTGCTGCATGAACGACAGGACCGCGAGCGAGGCGTTGACCTGATAGTGGTCGCGCATCGTTCGGAAGTCCTGTAGCGTCAGCTTCGATAGGTCGAACTGCACGATGCCGCCGCCGGGAAGGCTCCCGAAGGAAACGTCCTCTCGGCCAGCCCATGCGCCGAAGGCCGGACCCGTCTTGGGCGGGTCGGCCTTCTTGTTCTGGAACATGCTGCTACTGATCGGACGCCCGTTGGGTCCGAGTAGTCCTGTCATTCTGATACCGCCCTTAAGGCCGAAGTCTGTTCGGGATGGTTAGTCCGAACCCGCCGACTGCTGGCACAGGAGCCTGCTGTCCTGAGAACCTGTCGGGGAACTGGAGTAGCGATCCCGTTGCATCTGTTCCGGTCGCCTGGAGGTCTCGTTCCGCAACCTGACCAGACGTGATGGAGTGTACTCCACGCCGGTACGTCCTGTCACCCATCAATGTGCTCGTGACTCCGGCCATGGCGTCCGCCAAGTCCTTTGACCCGTCTGGCGGGTGGTCGATCTTCTTGCCGGTGTCAGTTAGCTGCTGAAGTTCCTGAACAGCGATCTCAATGAGCTCGCCGTCGCCCTTATTCTTGTACGTCTTGTAGGGCGGGAAGATCAGGCGCTCCTCATAGATCGCCTCGCGAAGGTCCTCGTATGGCAGGGTGCTCTTGTCGACAGAAAGGTAGTCCACCATGAACTTGCGCTTGCGAAGCTGCTGCATGGTGTCGGTGGACTGGAACCCGTCCATAGAGACCGACACAACCCTGAAGCGGAACTCTTCCTTGAGCATGTAGACAACTCGACGTATATCCGAGAGCATGATCTCGGTTCCAGGCATTGCCTTGACTCGCATGAGGGCGTCAATGGTGATGTGAGGCTTGAGCTCACCATCGACCTCGACGACGGCGTCAACGTGGCCCATCGCCATTCCGAGAGCGTCGCCATCGCCTGAGGTTGCAAGGTCAATGTGAATGTGACGCTTGCGTGGGTCGCCATTACCTCGGAACCAGTCTTCGAACTCGATGCGAGTAGGGTTGGGCTTGACTGGAGAGCCCTGTCCGTCGAAACGCTCGATCCAGCGGTCTCGACATAGGTCGATCTTGTGCAGCAGGCTGATGAAGGGGTCGTTGGTCTCGGGCGGGATGCCGGCGAGGTCTTTGAGAGCCTTCTCGGGGTTGTTCTCGAAGTCAGTGCGGTAAGCAGTTGGGATCTCGATGAGGTTGTCGTTCTTGACCAGCCCGACGACGGCGGACGGCACGATCTGCTTGCGCTTGATGTCGTACCAGAACGAGTTGCGAGTTCCATCCTTGCGGGTATACTTGTCCCACCCGAGCGACTCCCAGATGGTCATACGCATCACGTATGCCTTCGGGTCCTTCAAGAACTCCTTGTACTTCCGATTCGCGAAGCCGGTACCCTTCTTCATCTGTCCGATGCAGATGAGGAGACCCTTGTGCCCGGCCTCCTCGCCATCCTCTCCAAATTCAGTGAAGCGGGAGGCGATACGGGAGTGGATGGTGTCGAAGCCAACGTCCGCATAATCCTTGCGATCAGTGACCTTGTGTGAGTCCATCTCATCGAGGATGCCACCAAGAATGTTGTAACCCTCGAAGGTGGTCTCACCAGAGTCACCGGGCAGGACCCAGATGTCTTTCGGGAAGCGGATCTGCTTGGTGAACTTGGGGTCGTGAGGGTAGTTGTTGACGAACCACTTGCTGTGCTCAATGCGAGCGAAGATATCGCCGAACACAACCTCAGCAGCCTGCTTCTCTGAGGTCGACATCTGCATGAAGGCGATACGAGACCCATCGAGGAGCCCGAAGAAGTCCTGCGGGTTCTTGAGACACAGAACCCAGTGCGCCATGTAGGGCAGTGCGATCGAGGCGAAAGTAGTCTTGCCAATACCGATACCACCGGTAATCATCGCCCTCTCGTAATAAGGCGCAATGCGCGTTCCGCTGACCTCGTAGCCGAAGATGTCCTCAAGGGCCTTCAAGAGGCCGGGACGCACCTTGGCCTCAATATTGAGGTAGTCCTCTCCGAGGAACTCTCGGATGGATGCAGGCTTCTCGACGAAGTGCGGATGGTTCTTGAGCCACTCCACCTCGGCAAAAATCTTGGCCGGGTCAATGCTCATTGGACTCCTCGATCTGCTCTTGCTTGACGAGAACCTGCAGGCCGACGAGAATCCCAAGGCCAGTGAGGGTGACGGCGAGGACTGACAGGAAGTAGATGACTGGCGGCTCGCCAGACCAGAACAGGTAGGGATAGAAAGGGATCGAGCCGAGAAAGAGGATGACGCCGAGACGCATCTGCTTCTTGGAGTCGAACTCGTTGACGATCCAGTCGCCAATGGCGTCGATCGGCCTCCAGAGCGACTTCACAAGTACTCAACTCGAGTGGCTCCGTCGTGACCATGGATCTCGAGGGCGTCTGCCATGTCGTCCCAGATCACAAGCGAACTCGGCTTATTCGGCACGACCCACTGGATCACGACCTTGCCGTCATCGAACTCGACACCCTCGGCGACGATGCCGGTGCCCGAGACGCCCGAGTAGTCGACGTCACGAACGAGCTGAAAGGTCTTCATCGCCGACCTCTTCGTTGCTTCTGTGGGCCGAGCGTGCTCTTCTGAGCCTTGACGCCCTTGGTCTTATGCTCGCGATTCCGAGGGTAGTACTGACCGCACCAGTAAACCGGCATCAGCTCTTCTCCTTGTCAGCCTTGAGGTCCTTGTTCTCCTTCACGATCCAGTCAGGGAGTGGGACCATCTGAGAGGTGCCGCCGGCCAGCCTGTGCGTACTGTCTCCGAGAAACTGCCACTGGCCGTTCTTGAGGAAGCTGTGACAGTTGCCGAAGGCCGGCTCGGCGATGTGCTTCTTCATGTGCCCGAGGATCTGATGACCCTCTTCGTCCTCAGAGATGATGAGATGGCCCTTCGACCCGCAGGTGTCTGGATCGTCACAGATCTCGTCGTGGACATAGCTCGGCGGACAGAGGTGCACACTACCATGCACGAGGATGGAGGGACTGATCGTGGGGGCGATAAGGTCGCCGTCCCACTCCCAGATCGCGGGGTCGATCGAGTGGAGCGACTCACAGCCGGGGCAGAACACCCACAGCGCCTTGAGGTTGGTGGCGTACTCGTGAAGGACGGCAACCGGATTGGTCATGCTGACTCCTCGTTTCGCAGAACCTTGCCCTCA